ACCGTGGCCAGCAGATAGAGAATATTGATTTTATGGCCGTTGCCGACAGGTGCATGGAATTGGCAAATAATACATCGTTCACAGTTATTGAGATGCCGAAGGAAACAACACATAAACGTGGGTTTATTATTGGTATTCCCCAAGCGTATAAGGAATGTTCATTTGATAACTATAAGGGAAATGATAAATTAATTAAGGATTTACAAGGCATAACCGTTGACGGTCTTGTCTTGCGTGGGAATACAGGTTGTGGAAAAACACATTTAGCGATTGCGATGGCCAGACAGATACCGACAGAAGATAAACAATCGCGTACCAGTTGGGAATCTATACCGGGAACCATTTTCACAACGGCGCCGGAACTGCTTTTAAAGATCAGGTCGGCCTTTCGTGACGACGCAAAAGAAAGCGAAGAACAGCTTATTGATTACTATTCGGGATGTGAATTGCTGATCCTTGATGATTTAGGGTCAGAAAAGACTTCTGAATTTGCCGTGACAACGCTTTATGTAATCCTTGACCGCAGAATACGCGAGTGCAGAAAGACAATAATTACAACCAATATGAGTCAAATTGAAATTGAGCAGACGTTCGGGGCGCGGATAGCATCCAGATTATCAGGGATGGTGAATATAAAAATTAATATGCCGGATTACCGGAAGAAGCGAGGGTAAAATGCCAGATACCTTTCAGGAATCAACGTACAAGGGTTATCCCGTGGCCAAAATATACACCGGGGAGTATCAGGGGGAAGAACAGTTTTTAAAATTGGGGCTAAAGAAGGCTCAGGCCGTACTTGATAACATCGACCGGCTGCGGCAGTGGGTTGACAAGCACGAAGGGAAACCCCGAAATGAATGAACTGACTTTGACAATTCCGGGCACGATCCGCAGCAAGAAAAACAGCAAACGTATTTTCGCCCGTGGTCCATTCAAAAGAGTGCTGCCGTCGAAAGCCTACACGGCATGGGAAGCCGCCGCGAGAAGTTATCTTCTTTCCCGTGGATATAAAAAGCTCCTGGAATGTGCCGTGGCCGTCGAGGCTCATATCTATTACCGCGGGCGGCGCCCGGATCTGTCAGGAGCGTTGGAAAGCGTCGGGGATTGTCTGGAAGGGATTGTTTGGGTAAACGACGCGCAGATTGAATCATGGGACAGGTCCAGGTTGCATCATGACAAAGACAACCCAAGAACGGAGATTATCGTAAGGTGGGAATGAAACAGCCATGCCCGAAGTGCAAGAGCATGAACACATACAGCGACGGCCCCGAAATGGCCTGTCTGATGTGCGGGAAACGCTGGCCGATCAACGGGCAAGTGGTTGTCATCAAAAAGAACGGGAGGGAAAGCATCATGGAAAAATCACCATCCGGTAAAGTTGGAATATGCACGAACTGTGAACGGAAAAAGTTTATTGCCGGTGCCGATGGTCTTTGCAGCACCTGTCATAGAGCAGTTAAGGTGATGGAACCGGGAACGCAACTCTATGACACAACCTTGGCCGAAGTCAAACTCCGCCTTACAGATCCCAAAAGTTCTGATGGAAGAATTAAAAAGAACAAACAACCAAAGAAAATCAAACGGCTGGTGATACCTCGTCGTGAACCTTTGACTTCTGTAACTCCCAAGGAAAGAGCCGATGCTGTCTTAGAGAAAGCAGTCGAAATGTTAATAACCGAGCGTGATTTTCACCTGTCATTTGCTGAAAAGCTCACAAAAGCAATCGAGGCGCTGCAGGAATGAAGAAGTCAGACATCATAGCCATTACCATCCTAAACAAAGCCCTAGCCGAAGTAACGGCAGAGCGCGACAAGTTTATGAAGGCGTTTATATCCGCTTCCAGAGACCTTACCAAAGCGCAGCAGGAAATTAAAAAACTGAAAAATCAGGTTTGCGAACTCAATAAAGTCAATGTGTGAGGTTAAGAATGACTGAAAAAATCTATAAAGGACTGCAGGCCATCGGGGAAAGATTGGAAATTAGCAAAAAGCTGGCCCGGAAAATGATTTGTCGAAAGACTGACCCGCTCCCGGCAAAGCGCATTGGCCGGGAGTATTGGATCACAGAACGGAAGCTTGTGGATTGGCTGGATAGTTAATGAGTCGTGAAATCTTTTCCAAATAACGAAAAGGCGTCTTTAAAGGTGAGCTCACCAATCTTCAATCCGGACCAATTCAAAGCCCAAATCTTTGTTCCCCGAGCAGTTGGCAAGTGAAGATATCTGACATTATGTTCGTGAATAAATTCCTCTACTCTCCGGGCGCGTTGCTCGTTTAACGTAATGATCATAACAACCCCCTTTAAAAATATTCTATCACACATAAGCAACGGATTTCAAGTAATTTTACACAATGTCAAGCGATTTTTAGAGTAACATAAGGCCCCCTCAAAGACGGACGCCGCCTAGTCAGGTGCATTTCCGGTCACATTAAGATTTTCCCAAAAAAAGGCATGGTAAAATAAGAATCATGAGTAAAGTGAAAAAGACGATTAAAAAGACTATCAAAAAGAAAACTTCAAAAAAGTCCGGAGGTGCATCATGTGGCGCTAAAAAGAAAAGCCATACAATCAAAAAACAAACCGAAAATGAACCATTGTCAGAAAAAGAAGAACTTTTGTGCCGGGAATTTGTTTGTGATTTTGCTGAGAACAAAACACGCGCATATCATCATGTTTGGCCAAATGTCACCTATGATTCAGCTCGATCATTGGCGCCAAAGGTTTTTGCAAAGGTTAGCATTAAGAAGAGAATCGCGGAGTTACGGGAAGAAAGGAACAAGCGCCTCGAAATTAAGGGCGACAGGGTTTTGGCTGAAATCGCAAAACTCGCCTTCTATGATCCACGTAGTTTCTTTGATTCTGATGGAAGACTGAAGCCCATTGATGAACTGGATCCTGACCAGGCTGCCATCATAGGTGGTATCGAAACGCTCCATAAGATCACTGGTGATGATAAAGACTGTCTGGCTGTTATCACCAAAATCAAATTGGCCGACAAGGGCGCAAACCTTGAACGATTGGGAAAACACCTAAAGTTATTTACCGACCGTACTGAGCATGAAGGCGAAGTCACGCTGCGCATTATTTACGACGAAAAACCAAAAGGGAAGGCAGAGGATTGATGGACATCGAAGTTCACATACCGCGGCCGCACCCCAAGCAACAGGAGTTTATCGGCTCCCGGGCCAAGCGAAAGGTCGTTCGTGCTGGAAGGCGTGGCGGGAAGACTGTTGGCGTTGGCGTTTATGCGGTGGAGAGGTTTCTTGCCCGCCGCCGCGTCCTGTATGCGGCGCCCACCAGTGAGCAGATCCAGCGATTTTGGGTTACGGTTACGCGGGCCCTGGGTGAAGCGATTGACAAAAAGATCTTCTACAAGAACGAATCGGAACATATTATCGAATTAAAGGGCACTGAGCAACGGATCCGGGCGAAGACCGCCTGGAACGCGGATTCTTTGCGTGGTGATTACGCGGATGAATTAATCCTGGATGAATGGCAGTTAATGAACGAAGACGCCTGGGGAGTGGTCGGCGCTCCGATGCTTTTGGACAATAATGGCAACGCTACGTTCGTTTATACGCCCCCTTCTCTTCGGTCCCGGAGTGTCTCAAAGGCCGACGATCCGCAGCACGCGGCCAAATTATTCAAAAAAGCGCAGTTATTGGCAAAAACAGACCCCCTACGATGGGCGACATTCCACTTTTCCAGCATGGACAATCCCTACATAAGCCGTGACGCACTGGATGAAATCACTTCCGACATGACCAATCTGGCCTATCGTATGGAGATTCTTGCCGAGGATATTGACCAGGCGCCAGGCGCCCTATGGACCCGGGAGAACCTTGAAGAGAACCGCGTGATTGAACATCCGGAGTTATCAAAGATTGTCGTGGCCGTGGATCCCACAGTGGGAGCGGATGGCGGCGGGGATGCCGCGGGAATCATTGTTGCCGGCTCAAAAGATCATGAAGGGTATGTTTTGGAGGATTGCACACTAAATGGATCTCCGCTGCAGTGGGCCGAAGCTGCCGTTATGGCCTATCGGAGACACAAGGCAAATTTGATCGTTGCTGAAAAGAACCAGGGCGGTGAAATGGTGGCCATCACGATTAAACAGGTGGACAAGGACGTGCCGGTAAAGCTGGTCCATGCTTCCAGAGGTAAATATGTGCGCGCCGAACCTGTTTCCGCTAAATACGAAAAGAACAAGGTCCATCATGTCGGTGCATTTCCCCAGCTCGAAGACGAATTATGCCTTTGGCTGCCGGGTGACAAAAAATCCCCAAACCGGCTGGATGCCTTGGTGTGGGCAATAACAGACTTAATTGGCGAATCGTTTTTCAATGACACGCAATTCCCCGACGAGGTGGCGGATGCCTAGAATCATCAAAATCACCCAGGAATACGCCCCGGAACTGCTGCAGGCCCGGATTGATGAATCCATTGTCACCGGTCAGCCCCTTGTGGAGCGTCCCTTCTGGTATGAGAACGTCAATACCGGGCAGTGCTTTTATGACCTATATGGCTGTATCGGCTGGCCCACAGAGGTTACAGAGAAAGACGACGGCCGCCCGGGATATGTTGCGATTGTCGGAATTATCAAGGGGAAACGGAAACCGCAGGACGCGGCATTTCATTTGTGTGCCGAAGCGGAAAGCAAAGACATTCCCACTTTACTGCAGCACGTCTTGGATTTGCGTAAAGAGTGGGGTTTTGGCTTGCACCCAGGGTATCTTCAGACGTTTTTCGGTGATCCGGAGCGATACATCACCACGATTGCCCTGCTGAACGAAAGGTTAATGCAGGATGGCGGGGATAAACAGGCTGTTCTTATCGCTCCGCCCGATGATTTCTATTCCCCAAAGGCGTTTGATCATTATGTGCGTTCAATGCACGGCGTCGTCGTGCCGGGAAGGATCCGCTTCGGTTTTGGAGGGAATGAGGTTTTGAAGAACAGGTTGAGAGAGTTCAAAAGGGATGATCCGGCTGTCATGGCCGTGGGAGGGATGGTCCATTCGCTTTTGTCCCGTACCATGTGGATGAACCAATCAAGGGAAAATGTATTCACGATTCAGGAGGCGATATGATCACAGTGTTACAGGCGTTTCTTATGGCCGCAGGTGTGGCGTTTCTGGTTTTGGGAGCTGTTTTAATCGGCGGTTGGCTTGTCTTTAGATCCAAGGCCGCACCGGGAGAGGGGTTTCTCCGGACACCGAAAGGCCAAGTGTTCACTATTTCAGAGGCCGAAGGGGCCCCCGATGAAGTGGATCAGACCGTTAATGAACGCTCAAAAGAGTTTCTCAATAACCTGTTGGGAGGGAAGTAAGTTGCGCGATAAAATCAGGGCAGCGGAAACCGCTAAAAAATATTATAAAGATCACAAAGATGAAATAAAGGCTAAAAAGAAAGCATATAGGGAAGCGCATCCAGAAGTTACCGCTCTTTACAGAGAAATAAACAGAGAAAAAATAAACGCACACAGCAGGGCCGCATATCACGCAAATATAGAGAAAGAACACGCCCGGCGGAAAGCATATTATGAGGCCCACAAAGAAGAAGCGCGAAATTACGAAAGGCTTAAAAGAGAATCGGTTGATTGGCGAAAGAAAAAAAACAAACACCAACAAAAATACAGACTAGCCCATCCAGATAAAACAAGGGCGATGTGTAAGGAATGGCACGACAGAAACAAAGACAAAGACCGATTATGGTGTGCAAACAATAAAGACAAAAAAGTTCTTCATTGCCATAACCGCCGGGCAAGAAAGCTAAATGCTACTATTGAAAAGTTTTCATTATTGGAAATTTATGAACGTGATAAATGGCGTTGCCAGATCTGCGGGAAGAAGGTTGATCGCCGGTTAAAACACCCAAATCCCCTTAGCAAATCACTAGATCACATTATCCCCCTTGCAAAAGGTGGATCACATTCCCGCGCTAACGTACAGCTTGCGCATTTGGTCTGTAATTTAAGTATTGGTGTAGGTGGAATTAAACAAACAAGATTGTTCTAAAGGAGAACAAAATGGAAGGTCTAAAGGTAAAATGCACAAACTGTGGCAGAACTGACTTCATCACAACCAGTAAATACGATCCAAAGGTAAGTCCTCGTGGAGATATGCTTAAATGCACATTGCCCTATCACATAGACTTTTTATTATCGTCAACAACGCCAGCCTCGTCGCTTACCTGCCCGGAGTGCTGCGCTCAGTTGGCCCCATCCGGACGGTTGACCGTGGTTGGAAAGACCATCATGGAACAGGAAGAGGACTTTCAAAAAGAGATCGAATCTCTTGATGAAGTTAAACCCAACGTCGGCCAGCCCGCATTTATCTGTGAAGTATGCGGGAAGGAATTGAAAACCAAACTGGCCCTGGCCGGTCACATGAGATCGCACAAGGAGGTCAAGAATGGGTGAATCAATGAGGCGTAAGCTCATGGGTCTGCCGCCAAGACAGGTAAATATTAATGCCAACGAATTAAAAGACCGTGTATGCCCGTGCGGCGGAATGTTTTTCACAGACGCACTGAGTTTGAAGGAACTTCCGGCCATGGTGAGCCCGTCCGGAAAAATTGAAACGGCCATGTTCAAGGTCGGTTTTATTTGCGTGGCCTGCGGTAAACTGATGCCGTTAAGACCGGAAGAACCGAAAGAAGAAGAGAAAAAGATTGAATTGGTGTGAGGTGCAAAATGGACGAACGCTGGAATCTAAACAATCTGCCACCGAAAGGGCACGACGCGGTGGCTGAATTTGCGGCCTTGTTGTTTGATGTAGCCGTAACCGAAAAAGAGCGCATAGGGAAACCACAGGCATTTTTGGCCAATCACGCCCTTTACATGGGAATGAGAAATAATCAGCAGATAACCGGCCGGAAAGGATATAAACCCAACAAAAATAACGTGGCGCCGATAAACCTGTATTTTTCCAATGTGGAAAGAACCGTTTCCAATATTACCGCAAGGAATCCCACCGGGGAAGTGGTTGACCTAGATGGCGTGAATGATGGCGCGGAAAAGGTTTTGACGGTTTCCCTGAAGAAATGGTGGAAAGACACAAACCAGCATATGAAGACGCGGGCCACGGCCCGGCAAATGGAGATCTACGGCATAACCCCGGAGAAACCCTATTTTGACAAAGTGGAAGACCGTCCCGACATCATGGTTACAGATCCCTTTGCGTTCTTCCCGGCACCGGGAAATTGGGATGATATCGCCACAGAAGCCCCATACATCGCTTATCTGTACCTTGATTTTGTTTCCAAGATTGAAAAGGATTTCAACGTTACAGACATTGCCCCGGATGATGCCTACGATCTTCTTGGTACAGCCCGAGAAGATTATAAGCCGCAAACAACACAGACCATCGGGAATTATGCGGACCCGATGACCATTAAAACTACCCAGGGCGAAAGTCATAAGAGCGTTCAGAGGGGGATCTTGATTGAATTATGGTTAAGGGACAACCGCATGACGACCCATTCAGAACCCCTGCCGGTCCTTGATGCCAACGGAAATCCCGCCCTCAACGAATTGGGCCAGCCGTTAATCGCCATCAAAACAGACAAAGTGCCGGTCTATCGTGACGGCATCCGCAAGATAACCATTTCCAAGTCCAAAGATCCCGGCAATAAGAGCGGTTGGGTGGTCCTGGATGATTCGGCCAATCCAAACCTTAACCCCGCCCTGGAAGATAAACTGGCCCAAAAAACCTATCCCTGGGGAAGATTACCTGTCTATTACGCCAATTCTTACAAAGATCCAGTTTCCCTATGGGGATTCGCTGCAGCCGAACAGGTTTCAGATCTGCTTGAAAAACTGAATATCATCATTTCCAAGTTAATTAATTATGTGGTCAATGTCATGACTCCGCCGCTCATTGTCCAACAGCATTGCGGAATCACCCGAGAAATGATTGAGAGCTCTATTAAAAAGGCCGGCCGGTTGATTCTGATGCCGACCACCCCGAACGCCAGAATCGAATTTATGCCGATCCCGAATCTCCCTGCTACCTTCTTTCAGGTCCTTGATCTGGTGATTAAGATGTTTGACCGGGTGTATCAGATCGAAGATGCGGACCGGGGCGTGGCACCCACGGGCGTTATCGCCGCCTCAGCCATTGTAGCCCTGCAGGAACGTAATCAGGTTTTGATGCAATCCAAAACATCAGCGATCGACAACATTGTCGAAGAGCGATCACGATGGGCCATAGGACTATGGCAGAATTTCGGAACGCGACCAGAAAGTGTCAGTGTAGCCGGGAATCAAGTGGCGTTTTCAGGCGTGCAGCTGGCCGGCCGGAATTTCAGTTATGTGGTGGAGGCCGGAAGTTCTACCCCCAGGACCAGCCTGCAGAATCAGGAATTGATCATGTCTTTGGCAACACAGGGTATGATCAGCAGAAGATATGTTCTGGAAGCCCTGAATCTGCCGAACTGGCAAGAGGAAATCGAAAGAGGCGGAGAAGGGCAGCTGGATCAGGCGCTTCAAGTCTTGATAGAAGCCGGATTGCCCGAAGACAAAGCCATATTGCTTAAACAAATGCTTTTGGAGCCCCAGGGCGGCCCGGGAGATATAAAGAAACCCGGTCAACCGAAACCGGGAACGCCAAAAGCACAGCAAGGACAGGTGATATAAATGGCAAGAAACGGATTAGCACACGATGAACCATACTTATGGGACAATAGGTATCTTGTTAAAGATGGAGAGTTGTTACACAGGAAAGTTTTTCGGGTTTTTAAGGGCGGGATTCCCAAAGGGATGGTGATTCATCATATCAATGGTGACAGATTAGATAATAGACCCGAAAACCTTAAAATGGTTACAAGAGCGGAACATTGCAAAATACATAAACCAAGACTTGGTACTAGAAGTCCCGTAGTTAAAGTATGTCGTGTGTGTGGTTCTCCGCGTAGTGAAAAAGAAATCAAAAGTGAACCACATAGACACAAATGTAATCATTGCAGAGCCAAAGCCAACGCAGAAAGGAAAAAGAGAAACAATGTGTCCTATATATGAATATTCTTGTCCATTTTGCGAAGCGGTTACAGAAGTTATCCATAAACCGAACCGTGTCCCGAAAAAAACACGGTGTAAAACACCCGGCTGCGGCCGTCTAGCAAGAAGAATTATCAGCCACGGGGCGATCCAGTGTGATTCCGTCAATGACGTGAAATGGCTGCCGTCAGCCTGTAAAGTGCTACAAAAGCACGGGGAACCGCCCTTACAGACACGCGGCGAGTATAATAAGTATCTGAAAGACAACAATCTGGCCTGTAAAGGGTAACATGGACGACAAACAGAAAACTTTATCACTAATCACCGACGCCGTGAAAAAGCAAATTAATTGTTTGCAATCCCAAAAAATAACTGGTAATATAAACTTAACATTAGTGCTTTCTATGTCCCAGGGGTACATAGGAGCGGTGAAAATACGGAATACATCGGAGGAAACAGTCTTTCAGTCAAAATAGCGGGGACTTAAAACCTTAACAGGGATTTTGCAAGCCCGGTTTCTTGGAGAACGTAGCAATACGCCAGGAAGCCGGGCTTTTTTGTTTGTTTTTTACTCGGACACCCAGCGGATCGTGCCTTCGGGACAACACGAAATTTAAACTGGCCGAGGAAGGGAGAAGGAAGATGAAAAGAATGATGAAGGTATTGTGTTGGTTTTTAAAGCCTTTGGCGAATGAACGCGGATCCGTGGGCGATCCCCCGGCAGAACCAGCGCCAAACGCCATAGAGCTTGATGAAAATGGCTTCATTCCCGGTACGAGTTACAAGTCGGTTGCCGATTTGGTGAAAGGTCACGGGGAACTGAAAGGCAAACTGGATGCCCAGGGGAATGAATTGGGCGCTCTGAGGAAGTTCGCAGAAACGGTTGAGCCGATTGTCAAGGGAGCTTTAAACAAAAAAGAAGCCCCCGCGGCAGCAGCACCAGCAGGCCCGGACTATGAAGCGGAAATCGCCGCCGTTCAGTCACAGATTAAAGATCTTGATCCGATGGCAGACAACTATCAAAAGACCCTCGCAGATTTAGTAGCGAAGTCGAATTTGCTTGTCGCCAAGGCCCAACACGAAAAGACGCTCAATGCCGCGGGAGAAATGTTCAAAAAAGAACTTTCAGAACGCGATTCCAAAGCGGCCAAAGATGCCTTCTTACGGGATAACCCGTCATTCAGCACACCGGAAATGCAGGCAAGGATCAATGATTTCCTCGCCAAAGACAGGACCGGGATGGAAGATCCATTTTCCGCCTTTAGAAAAATCCAGGCGGATGATGCACAGATCGAAGCCGACCGCCTTGCCGCAGAAAACGCGGAAATGAAGAAGGTTCTCGAACTGGCCAAAGGAAAAGAAACAACCGGAAAAGTGGTTGTGAAGGGCCAAACGCCCACACAGCCAACCAAACAACCTAAAGCAACCGGCAAGGATTTGGATGCTGGCATGGCTGCTGTCTTGGCCAATATGCGCGGCGCCTGATCTTGCCGATCCACATAAGGAGAAAAGATCATGAGTTTACTGAACCAGTTAAATGCGACAACGGAATATTACTGGCTGAATACTGAGCCGGAAGACATTTTAAATAAAGCCTCGGCATTGCTCTGGAAACTGATGGGCAATGCCAGGGCAAATGATAATTGGGAAGTCAAACCCCATGAAATCGTTGATGGCGGAAAGATGATCAAGGTCCCGCTGGAATACGCGGCCTCGAACTCCGGTGCATACGGCGCACAGACCATTATCAATCAATCCAAAGTCAACATCATCGACGCGGCACGTTTCGGATGGGCTGGTGTGTACGGATCGAACACCCTCAACCTGGATGACCTCACGCAGAACACGGGCGACGAGGCCATTATTTCCCTGACCAAACAGTATATGCGGTCGATCATCAAGGCTGCCCGCGTGAAAATGGCCGCCGACGTGATCGCTTCCGCGGCAACCACAGACAACATCACTGGCCTTGGCAATCTGTTTAACACCACAACCTCGACCGAATATGGAAGCATTGACGAAGATGAAATGGCCGATTGGAAGGCAAATGTCATCACCACAGCAGAAGCAATCAGTTTTGAAGTTCTCCAGAAAGTCTTCCGTCAGCCGAACATGGGCGATGCGGCCGATATGCTCCCGAACTTCATTGTCACCACGGCAACCCTTCGTGACGGTTACGAACGCTCCCTGCACCCGCAGCAGCGTTATACCGATACCAAGGCAGTTGAGGCCGGATGGCAGAATATCGTCCACAAAGGCGCCCCGATTGTCGCGGATACCGGCATTACCTCCGGCGAACTGATGGCCCTCAACCTCAATTTCCTGAGCCTGAGAAGCCACAAGGATTACAATTTCACCGCTCCCAAGTGGGTGACAAAAGAAGTCCTTGGTCAGCCGGATGTGATGACCGCAGATACACGCTGGAGAGGCAACTTGGTGTGTAGTAACCGGAAGATGCACGTCAAACATACCAACCTGACGGAACCGGTTTAATCATCATTTTTTGGGGATAGCCGGGAAACCGGCTATCCCTGCAACTTTAATCCTTTAGGCGGGTCCGATGTATTTTGAGATCGGACGAAAGGAGAAACATCATGGGAGAGAAAGTCTTAACAGTAGGTGGGAGTAAAGCCACGAAACCCGTTTCGGATTTCCTGACCACCAACGAATATTTTGGCCCCAAGGGCGGCGTGTATTACGTTGATGGCAATGTCGCTGCGACAGGCGGAGGATCACCCGACCATCCTTATGCGACATTGGCGGAAGCTATTACCGCATCGGATGCGGCGATGGCCTTGTCCGCAAACCGCTGGTGGGCGCGTCGTAACCGGATTTACTGCTGCGGCGATACCTTAACGGAAGATTTGGTCAAATTCCCGACCAAGTGCGACGTCATCGGCTGCGGTTCTTATGACGGATTTACCCAGGCAGGGCTTTCCGGCCACCATGCGCCCGTCGGTGAATCTTATGGAACGAGATTTTATAATGTTCACTTTAAGGCAAAAGCGCACGCATCGCCGGTGATCACCCTGACCAATGCGACAAGCGGTCTTCAGTTGCACGGCTGCACGTTTGACGGCACCCTGGGAACCATGACCAGTGGTATTCTGGCCACTGCTTCACCATTTCTGGTCGTGGATGATTGTGATTTCGTCGGAACATTCGTCACGTCCTATATCACTTTTGGCGCGGGCGAAGCCGGACGGACCAGAATCCTCAATAACCGGATGCTTGGCACGGCAGCAAAAGGCATTGTCGCGCCGGCACAGACCACGGCATCATGGATTCCCTTGATTCAAGGCAATACCATCATCGCCACCGGTAAACCGATTGAAGACGCGGCGAGTGTATTTTCCGTCGTTAATAACCGCCTGATAACCGACATTAACATTGCGACAACCACGGATGGATACTCGTTTGATCTGTCAATGGCTTGCGGAAACATTCTGACCGGCCTGAACGGCGTTGCCGCAACGATCCCGTTTGCGGTTGTAGCGGAATAACCTTTTAACCAAGTTTAAGGAGAGTGATCATGAAAGATATATATGTGAATTTATACAGTGCGGGCGGAGTAGAGGATTATTACATTCCGGTGCCTTGCCGCGGAGTTGTCAAATCGTTTGAAGTCATTGCCAATGCCACGATGGTTGCCACGGGAACGATTATCCTGGCCAGAAACACCACCGCAGTCAACACAGCAACCGCACCCACAGGCGACACCGCCGCCGGTACGGTCCTGACTGGTGTTCCGGATACCACCAACAAGGGGCTCGTTTTCGATCCGGATTCCTCAACCGCAGCATATACCAAAATCAAAGTTTCTTTTGATACCACGATTTTGGGTGGCGCCGCAAATGTGCTGCTGCATATCGTATTTGATGATTCTGCTTATGTAGCACAGGCAGCATCCGAAGCGTAAACCTGACATTTTATAACCACCGGGCGGGGTGAAAGCCCCGTCCTGAAAGGTTCGTATGCTGACGCTTGATTCCAAGTTTTCCG